GTTAAGCAGCTGCCAGAAAGTAAATAATATGGCAAATTTTAATCCAACATATGCTCAGCAATTACAGAGCCAGACGCAATCGCCGCAAGGAGGATCGCAGTTCAACTATCTTATTGCACGAGTAACGCATATTGTTCAGGGACCTTTTTATATAGGCACAAACGTTCCAGACCCTTACTACAACGATCCTTCTGACTTAGGTAAAATCACTTTTCAAATGTTACCTGGACTTCAAGACAGAACTCTAACTAGTGCCGGTAATCAGGTAGCAAGGCCTATAAATTCAGCTATTAAACAATATCCAGTAGAGGGAGAAATAGTACTCCTATTTCCAGGACCTTCAAGGGATATGAATGAAGATAGAGATCGTAGAGATATTTTTTATACAGCACCTTACAACGTATGGGGCTTCGCTAATCATAATGCCTTTCCTGATCTTGGAGATTATGGAGCTTATATTGGGGCAATAAATCGTAATTATCAAGATAGTACAGATACTAACCAACCTGTAAATACATCTGCAACCGGATCCTTAAATATGCCTTTAGGCCCGAATTTTGTAGAGAAGAGTAATATAAAAGCTCTTAAACAATTTACAGGAGACGTCACTGTTGAAGGAAGATGGGGTAATTCAATAAGATTTAGTTCTACAAACCCTGTACCGGCAGATCAAAATACATGGTCAAAAAATAGTACTCCTGGAAATCCGATTACTATAATAAGAAACGGACAAGGTAGAACTACAGATATGCTCCCATGGATCCCTACAGTAGAGAATATAAATACTGATCCTTCTTCAATCTATTTGACACAAGGACAGCAGATAGTTATCGACGATATAAACAATAATTTTAGTTTAGCAAGCCTTGACGTAGTGTTTGCTCGATCATACACTGTTTCTGTACCTATACAGCAGCAATTAACAAGTACTGCTAATATCTCTGCTCAAGAACAAGATCAAATCATATCTAATCAGGGTTAGGATGTATCAACCACAATTTCCATATCTAGGTAACCAAGTCATTATAACTTCAGGAAGAGTTACACATCACTCCTACGACGATTTTATTTTTTTATTTGGAAAAAAAGGCGTTGCAATATCATCTCCTGCAACATTTACTGTTGATGCAAATGAAAAAACTACAATAGCGTCTCCAAAAATTGAATTAGGATTTAGTGCATTAAGAGTAGGTGAACCAGTACTACTAGGAACTAGTACAGCTATTCAATTAGGGTTCCTGATAGATGCATTAGTTAATCTCGGTGCTGCACTGCAGGAGATGTCAGCTGAAGAACTCGAAACTGCAATACCTAGAATAGTTAATACAAGTAAGGTATTGCAAGGAATAGGCAATAGAGTTAAAGCTCAATTAAATTCTACATGTCTCTCTAAAAATACTTTTACTAGATAATGGCAAGAAATAAACTAGCAAGAGGTATTGAGAGGATAGTTAGAATCGCCTCTAAAGGACTTGGAGACCTACAGATAGGTGTAGATAAAGTTCTATGGGGTAATCCGGTGCCCCAAAACGATAGAAGAAGATCTGAAGCACGCTATGGAAATAAACCTGCAAGAGAACCTAGAAACTATACGACTAGAACCGTACCCCTTCCTTCAGCCAGAGCTGACGTACAAACAGGAGCAGGGTTTGCTAGTACTGGACTCCCACCAGGAGTTGCTGCTACACCGAATGTAGCAACATATCAATTTCAATCTGTTCTAGGGCCTAATGATACGCCTCCTGATAATATACAAGATACTATCGTAACAACAAGAAGTCAACCGTCAAAACAGATAGAATACAAGGAGGTACCTACTACAGCAGTAAGACCGAAAATCGGAGAGAAGCTTATCCAGACCGGATTGTTTAGTGCTTTAGACGCTTTAAACTCTGTAGATCTATGTAACGTCGTCGCGTATGCATACGATAATATAAACATAAAACGGCAACCTAGACCTGAAAGAAGTACATGGACACCTACTCAAGTTGCCTTTTACACATTACAAGACCAAGCAGGGTTAGTAGTAACAGCAATAGATAAGTATACAGCTTACCCTAATGTCTTTATAGGATCCTACCTCGGGGTAGGCCCTAACGCTGTACCTCCTCAGCAGGCCGTCTCACAATCCAATGCCCCTGCTGAAGGCGGAACCCCTGTATCAAAGTACAACATGTATTACCTACTAAAAGGCATTGGAGAAGTTTTTAGTTTTAATACAAATACAACAGGCTCTCTATTTACATCACAAGATGCAATAGTACTACAGGAGGTTCCCGGACTTGGTTCAAATTTAAATTTCGTAAATGATTTTTTAGGGGATGTAAACAAGTATTCAGATTTTAATCAAATCTCTACTCCTGAACTTTTAGCCTTGCAGAATAAAATCGGGAGACTTAGAGCCGTATGTACAACCATCCAAAATCTAAACTTCAAGAGCGCAGTAAATTTAGCAGGAAACTTCGTAGGAGTTGATATTAGAAGTCAAATACAGAGATTAAGCGAGTTTGTAGATGTGACTAGAATAATACCAACATTAAAAGAAATAAATGACGGGATAAGAACTTTTATTAGACAGGCAAATAAAGTACAGAAGGTAATCGAATCCGGTCAGAATATAATTAAATTTGCTATAATACTCGTAAAAGTATTTAAGTTCATACTTTATTTTTTCGGTATACTACCAATACCGAGCTTTTTCCTTACCGCCGGTGCTCAAACAAAAATACAAGATGCAAAAAATGCTGCCAAAGATGAGTCTGACGGTATAGTAAGAGTTTTGAGATCTATAAACGCGCTCTTGAGTGTTGCTACAAGCTTTATACGTTACATCTTAGTCAATGCAAATGAATTATTAAGACGTTTAGATATACTACTTTTAAATTTACAAGTATGTGATGCGTTTAAGGATTCTGATATATTAAGTGAGTTACAGGGAACTAGAAAAGATTTAAATGGTCTACTAGATCAGTTAGCAACCTATGTTATAGATTACGATTCAAAAACAGACCCTGATACTGCCCTGTTTGGAATCTATCAAATAAGGGTTATAGATGAAGAAGTCGTTGATTTATCTATAGAAAATAAGAGAAGGAGAGGGGTTGCATTAGATCCAAGAGGTATTATAGTAGCGCAATCAGATTTAACCTTTGCTACTAACCAAGAAGTAATCATTGGAGAAGTTAAACAGCTGCTTGTATCACTCGGTCTTGTTCGCCCTGAGTTAGCATCAATCGACGGCGACACCTTAGCAGTAATAAGTGAATCCTTAAATTACTTAAGCAATAATGACATACTAGAAGATGATCTAAATATATCTGCTACTTTGCTCGATTCTCCAGACAATCTAAATGAGAATAAAGGACTAGGTTTAAATGCTTTTATTAATAACCTAAAAGGAGGTAGAAAACTAAGACAAAGAACAAGGAAAGCTTTAGCGGAACAAAAAGCTCAGGTGGGTAGTGAACTAGGCACTACTAGAACAAATGCAACTCAAGCCTTTACCGGACAAGCAGCTCAAAGAACATCAAATGTATCTAGATAGCAATAAAATTCACAACAAATATATTTATAACATATGGCAAAACTAGACTTACTCAGGAAATTAATTCGAGAAGAGGTTAGAGCTGTTTTTCAGGAAGAATTAGCAGGTATCCTGAAAGAAGCAGTTATATCTAATCGTTCACAACAGCCTATAACTGAAACAGTTAAGCAAAAATCAAGCGTTCCAGCAACGTTAAATAAACAAGCCCCGAAACTAGTTCCTCCGGTATTAAGCGGAAATAATCCCCTAAATAGCCTCCTTGCGGAAACTGCAATGACTATGACACCAAAAGATTTTGAAGGAATCGGAAATATTTCAGCAACAACTACCGACGTTCCGGTAGTAGATTCAATGGGCGGTATGTTTGCTTCTGCAAGAAGGAGCTCAAATCTAGACGCTATAGAAATTAACGCTGTTCCGGATTTCACAGGTATAATGGCTAAAATGCAAGCTAACGGAGAAGTATAATGGCATACAATCTCAGAAATATAAACGTCTTAGACTTACGTCCTTCAACAGGAATAGGGGTAGCTTTACCTTTTAATGCACCGGGAGTATTTAGGACAGTTTATACAACCAGAGAGCAGTTAAAATATAACATTATAAATTTTTTACTTACTGATCAAAGAGAAAGGATTTTTAATCCTAGTTTTGGAGCTAACATAAGAAGTAAGCTATTTGAACAAATAACTACTGAAACTTTAAATGAATTAGATTCTTTGATTAGAGATGGAATCCAACGTTACTTTCCAAACGTTATAATTACAGAACTAGTTTTCGGAGGGAACCCGGATGAAAACTTTTTAAAAGTACAGTTTTCGTATAAAATAAACAACACTGGTGAATCAGACATTGTAATATTAAGTTTAAATGGCTAACAAGAATATAACATATCTAAACAAAGACTTTACTACATTTAAAAATGCTCTGATCGAGTATGCAAAAACGTACTACCCTAATTCCTATAACGATTTCTCAACCTCTTCTCCTGGTACCATGTTTATTGACATGGCCTCTTATGTAGGAGACGTTTTATCATTTTACCTAGATAATCAGACTCAAGAAACTTTCCTTGAATACGCAAAACAGACTAATAACCTCTACGCCCTAGCGTACATGCTAGGATACAGACCGAAAGTAACCTCTGCAGCTATCGTTACCCTCGACGTATACCAACAAGTACCAGCATCCGGCTCCAGCGGTCAATACCCAGACTTCAACTATGCAATGATTATCGAAGAAGGAATGCAAGTTAGATCGAACGTAAACACTGCTAATTTTTTCTACTGTCCAAATAGAATCGATTTCAATCTTTCATCATCTATAGACCCTACAGAGATTTCCGTATATACCACTTCAGGAGGCAACCCGAATACTTATCTACTTAAAAAGAAAACTCAAGCTATTTCCGGACAAGTCAAATCTACTACTTTAAATTTCGGGACTCCTGAAAGATTTCCGATAAGAACAATACAGGACGATAACATTATCGAGATATTACAGGTGATAGATGATATTTCAGGTTATAGATGGTACGAAGTCCCGTATCTAGCTCAAGATTATATTTTGAAGCCTGTAGCTAATACTGCACTTGCATATCCACAACTCTATCAAGAAGCAAATCAAGTCCCATATATTCTAGAAAGAATAGAAACGCCCTTCCGCTTTGTATCTAGATTTAATACTCAAGTAACCTTACAGTTAGAGTTTGGCGCAGGAATACAAGCCGTATCCGGCTCAATCCCCAATCCTTTTAATGTAGGAATAGGTACAGTGAACGGTATAGATATGCTTAATACCGCTTATGACCCTACGAACTTTGTAACAAATATGTCTTACGGTATTGCTCCTTTTAACACAACTCTGACAGTACAGTACGTAGTAGGAGGAGTGGCTGTAGCAAATGTAGGTGTTAATGAACTAACAAATATTGTCACGTCAACAATATCATTCCCGAACCCTACAAACCCCACTATAGCCGCTACTATACAAAATACACTAGCAATAAACAATAGCGTACCGGCAGTCGGAGGAGGTGATGGCGATACCCCTGAAAGTTTAAAATTAAATACTCTCGCCCAGTTCCCCTCCCAGATGCGTGCCGTAACTCAGCAAGATTATTTAGGTACAGTCTTAGGAATGCCTCCTAAGTTCGGACAGGTAGCTAAAGCTTACGTTACAAAAGACACAGCAACATTTGCAGAGTACCAAGTAGGACAGCCAGGAGAAAGAGATCCTCTTGCTACATCACTTTACCTGTTAGGATATAACGTAGACGGTACCTTTACCGTTCCTGGAACTGCTTTGTTAAAAAATATACAAACCTATCTTGAGCAATATAGAATGCTTACAGATACAATTATTATCAAACCCGGTTATATCATTAATATCCAAGTTAATTTTGATATTGTTATAAGACCAAATTATACATCAAGAGACGTTATTGCTGGATGTTTAACTTTGTTAAAAGCTTATTTTGCAAGAGAGAATTGGCAAATGAATCAGCCAATAATTCTTTCTGAGATTTATACTCTTCTTGATCAAATACCAGGCATTCAGACTGTACAGAAAATTACTATTAATAATATCGCAGGAACTAATGCCGGTTATTCTCAATACAGTTATGACATATCAGCAGCAACTCTGAACGGAGTTATTTACCCTTCACTTGATCCAAGCATC